CCTTGGTGTACAAGTTAAATCTTTAAGTGAAGAAGGAACTTTCTATGAAGAAAATTATTCTTGTGGCAGCTCTTTTGTTCGGTGCATCGACTCTCGTGATGGCTGCGGATACTGCCGCAGTTGTTAAAGCACATGAAGATGCGGCGAAAGCTCATGAAGTCGTTGCTAAGCATCACAAAAAGGCTGCCAAGCTTCACCACGAAGGAAAAGCTACAGAAGCCAAAGAAGCTGCTGCTAAAGCAGAAAAGGCATCCTTGGATGCTCATAATAAAACTCTTGAAGCAGTTAAAACTACTAAATGAGCATGATTTTTTAACTATGCCATTCACCTTTTAGTGGCAAAGTTTACTATTATCATGTCTCTTCCAAAAAGCTCCTTCGAAGGAGCTTTTTTGTGTCTGAAATTGCAACTCGATCATCAATTTGGTTTCTGTAGGGATAGTTCTTCGCTGTCCGGCAACCCATTGCCATACCTGATTGCCATAGGTCTATTCTCCCCGGGATAAATACACTGCGAGTTATTAAAAAATGTAATTTCATCAATTGGTTACCTTTGTCTGCCTTATGAGTGAACTGTGGCAAGGTATATGCACTATGCTCAAAGTGGCAATGAGTGCCACTGGGTTTATTCAACCTTGTAAGGAACATCGTATGTCAACGGATGTCAGCTCTATCGGTAGTTCTTCTGTCTCTGCCTCGTACAACAACGCAGCGTCTTCTGCTAGTACTCAACCAATAAAACACCAGAATCACCATGATCGAGATAGAAATGGTGAAGGTGACAAAATGATAGGGGACGTTAAGTCCGCTTTGTCGTCGTTAGGGATTAACGTCGACACCTCTAATGCTGATACCAAGTCAGCGTTATCATCCTTCATGCATACGTTGATGGGGGCTGTTCGAGGAGCCTCCGGTAATCCAGAGGGTAATGATAATGATGGAGATGAAAGTGGCCAAGGACAAGCAACATCATTGCAATCGAATAGTGGTAGCAATCCTATGAAACAGGGACTTGATGCACTTATTTCAGCATTGGGTAATGGTAACAATTCAGATCCTACTTTAAATAAACTACAGGATCAGTTTAGTTCAATTATTGGAAATGGGGCAGACCAAAGTGGCAATAACGTCTCGCTTAAGGACTTTCTAAGTTCGTTCGAAAATAAGCTGCCTCAGGAAGCCCCTACCAATGGATACATGGTCGATACAACAGCATAAAAAAAGGCCATTATAGCGTTTAATCATATTGGAGGCTTCGGCCTCCTTTTATATGATTTTTACTCTGATAATCATATGGTGTGCGTCTTGTTTTTTATGATTAACTCTTTTTTCCAAAGGGCTAAAACCACATCCATTTGACCATTATGCACAATCTCTTTACCGACGTTTCTCATCACTGCGTCCCAGAGCTGCACTGCGTTTGGCAACTCAGTATCTTGATCTTCATAATGTTGAAGGACACGTACAGCCTTTATTGCATAGTTCCCACTCTGGATAGCACGAGCATAACGTTGTTTAGAAACATGTCGTACCAAGCCTTCACTGCACAATCCCAAGAATGTGCCTTTTGGGCCACCCTTTAATTGAGCGGACGGACTGGAAGGGTAGTGTTCTTGTGCTGCAAGCGCCCAAGCATCACAGGGATTATATTTGTCATCTGATTTGCACATCAATACCGCATTAATTGCTACGTCTCCATAACCCATTAAATCCTCCTATCAAGATGAAGGGGCGGAGGCCCCTGTAGTAATATGCTGGTCGAATCCTAAAACGTCTCATTCCTGGTATTACCTAATATCTATCGATTCACATGGCGTTTTTCAACCATGCTTAGGCATTCGATGTGGTAGTGACTGACAAATGACCAGAATGATGATACAGGCAAAAAAAACTAAACTGGTGCTAGTGACACCAAATCCCAGACCTCCATGTTTTTCAGATTGTGATAACCAGTCACCTATTGAAGCACCAAGTGGACGAGTCAACACATAAACGATCCAGAATGCCAATACGGTATTCATTCTGAACCAATAATGAGCGATTGCGATGGCTGCGATCAGAGATCCGAAAAGCAGTGTGGCATTCATATACCCCATGTCTATCCCCTCTGATACCCAGTCACCTGCTGCAGTGCCCAATGCGAACGTAACGAGAATGGCTGCCCAGTAAAATAGTTCGCGTTTGCGGGTATCGATTGAACGGATGGACAAGGTTTTTTCTTGTGCATGCCAAACCCAGAAGGTGCCCAATAGTACAACCGTAAACACACTGGTAGAGACCGCCAATGGTACTCCAACCTGGTCGGTTAGATTATCCGTTACCAAGGTGCCGAAAATACTCACGAGTACAACAGCTAGCCAATATTTCCAAGGTGCATAGCTGGTCGCTCGAACTTGTATCAAGAGTGTCGCGATGAGGAGGACCCCCATAAGCAAGGAGGTAACTGTTAAGCCCAGGTGTAGGTTAAAGATCAAGAAGTCTGCAGCAGTTTCCCCAACAGTCGTCGACATCATTTTGATCAACCAGAATGTTAAGGTGACCTCTGGAACTTTGTTGAGCAAGTTGACTGTATTGGTATTCATAAAGTACCTACTGGTGTTAGTTACATGTGCGTTCGTTCTTTCCGAAAATGTACTCAACTATTCTTAAGTCAGGGTTTAGATAATGGGCGCCTCTTGGCGCCCATTGAGTAAGATGTTAGTCCAGGATGTAGGGAAAGTGCTAGTCGGTAGTTGCTCGTCATAGTTTGCTTGTCGTCAGTAGTGATCCTGAGTCTCTTCATTTGTGAAACTCTGGATCCTTGTCAAAACTGCCCACCAAGCCTTACCACATAAGGCTTAACCGCTTTTCCCTTGTGGTCGCACCAGATCCACTGCGCCGACTCAGATCCTCACGGAAAGTAATCACTACTTGTTTTCCTTCAATGGCTTACGTTTTTCGCGTCGCCTGATTGGTGTGATCAAACCACCCCAAAACGATCATCAAATGACGTTTTGTGAAATTCTGAATTCCCCCCAAGAACCCAGCCACAGCGCGGACTAGACGATAGATTTGCACCATTTTATTTGTGCAAAAAATGCCATATTTTTAACCCGAAGGTGGGGGGGGGAGGAGTGCGGATTCCGTGAGCGGCGCGTTTCCTCCGTCGCGCCTGGGCTGCAGGGCAGGGGGCTGGCCACAAAAAAGCGACGCATGTGCGTCGCTGTGGTGTGCGGTGTGATGGTGGGCGGATTACTGGCCGGCGCCCCATCCCATCTTCTGGAATACCTTGGCGGCGATGCCCAGCAGTTCGTCGCTGTTGACCTGGGGGAGCATGGGGCGGGCTGGGGTCTCTACTGTCCAACGGTTCTTCCTGGTCTCTCCGGTGGTGGTCCTGATCAGGATGGCTGCCCGGGTAACACTGACGTGTTCCCGTATCCACTTGAGGGAGGGCTTGCGGTAGCGACGACGCGCACCCCGGTCTGACAGTACCTTGTACCCCAGCGCACGCAGGCGCTGCGCCTGGCTACGGGTGCAAGGGCTATCCGTAGGCTTGAACGGTTCTTTCTTCTTGCCTCGCTCTGACTTCCTCGGTTGTGCTGGCTTGGGCGGCGCTGCCGTGAATGGCTGTGACATCCCCTGGTGGTTCTGGTTGGCGATCATCCCCGCAAATCGGGAGTCAAAGTCGATGATGGCCGCATCCTCGGTACCGCGAGAGCGCAGACGCTTGGAGAGGCCTGTGAGTCGCTTGTGTTTTCGCTTGCTCTTGGTTGGCGCCCACTTTGTGCCATCAGGAGCCTTGCCGGCTCTGATGCGCTGACGGTTCACCTTGGCCACCTCGCGGCCTATCTGCTTGGTGATGCGTCGGCGTTTCGCCGGTGGCAGAGAGGCGGCGTCCAGGCGAGCCAGCAGGTGGTGCATGGCGCCCTGATTAAGGGTCAGTGAGATCATGTGTGCATCCCTATTCGATGATGGGGGGAAGTTGGTTAGCCGGCAGCCCCACCTCGTTCAATGACTAGCATTTTCTCACCGATTTAAACCCTGTGTCGATAATTGCAAGATTGTGAGAAAGATCCTTCCATATGAAGAGCTCCAACGTCCCTGAGATCTTTTATCTTGAATGAATTGGGTCTGTGGGTTTGCGGTAGTCTGCTTTTGTAAAAACTTTTACTGATGAAGCTAGCTGGAGCAGATGAGCGCGGATTCCGTGACGCAGACGCGGCGGCGGGCGTCGCCACCATGTGCTGGAAGGCTGTGAGCGTACGCAGGCTTCACGTATGATGCCGCGCTGACGGCCGCCTATTCATGCGGCGCCATTCCCTGGCCATGTTCAGGCGCTGTCAGGCAGATAGAAGAAGGCCCCACATTGTGGGGCCTTCTTTCCTTACGAGGCTGCCGCGATTAAAGCGACTGCAGCGCAATGGTCGCGCTCTGGGAGTTTTGCTGGCTGTCAGCGTCCATCCAGACCCACTGTGAACCGTCCCCTTGCAGGTTTTCGGTGATGCTCTGGATCTGGGAGGTCGTGATGGTAATCGCACCACTTTCACTGGCGGTCGGACCCATCTTGGTGATCTGGCCTTTGAGCAGGCCATTGGAGGTCTCGTTGACGACGAATACCGTTGCCTTGTCCTGGCGGAACTGGCAGGAGATGAACTGGGTGATGGTACTGGCGATCGTCAGGTTCATCCACTTCGACGGCGGCACCGCATAGTAGCGGGTGTATTTGTTGAACGGTACCGGGTCTCCGTTGGCTTGCAACGGCTGGTTATTCAGACCGCCAGTATTGGTCGGCATGCTGACGCTCCCCAGCCAGAGGTCAACCTGAGCGATGCCGCTGTTGCTGGGCAGAGAAACGGAGATGGTTTGGGTGTCACTGCCCGATACGAACCCCATCGACGCCAGACCGGCATTGGCAGTCGTGCCAGGCACTGTGATTTGGCACGGAGGTTGGCTGTTACTCCAGACCACGTTCACCGTAGCGTTGTTGTCATTCTGGGCTGAGTTGTAGATAAAAATCCCATACAGCTGGTCGGGTCGAAGGACAGTACAGGTTGCAGTATCACCGGCTTTGAGGGTGATGCGTTGGCCACCGTTCCAGTTCACTTGAGATGCTGCAATAGCGATGCTTTCCATGGTAGTTCCTTATTCCTTGATGACATGTTAGGGATATCGCGTAGCTACCTCTCAACCTCTGCTCCACGTGCATTGGAGGTTAGTGCGTGGATCCAAATGGATCAAGCTGCGGGTGCGCATTGTTGATTAATTTATCATTACAGCGTCGGGGTGATGGCAGAAAGGGTCTGTAACCTGGTAGAGCCTGTTCGGTAAGTGGTTAATTTAATAAGGTATTAGACAAGTCCCTGAGTAAGACCACTTGTTCATGGAAGTCGGGTAATTGGGGGGGGGGGCAGTATGAAGGGCTCCCACTGTAAAAAGATCTCCACAGGGGGCATTTTGGCCCATATCAACCCGGTTCTAAACAGATTGGGAAACAGGGGATCAGGTGCTGAGCGTACCACTTTGGCATGCATCAAGAACCCTTTGGGGGAAGGGATGATCAGCCTGTCTCCCGGTTTAAACTGTGCTTTTCCCATCAAGCCCGCTCCTCGGATGTTGACATCACGAAAGTTCATTTTTAAAGCAGGCCATAACGCATCAAACCAGATGTTATCCAAGTTACACAGAACGATATATCCGCCACCGGACAGTACGAAGCGAGCATAACGACGAGAGTCATAACCAATAGGGAAGACCTCATCGACAGCCTTGCTTGAATCTTTTCTAAAACTCATAAAATAATCCTCAAATGACGACATCCATAATGCAAGGGTAGGTGTGTCAATTGAGATACTGTTTATTCCTTTTGGATATATAGATAGAAGGTTATGGATAAGTTATTGAGTTAAAACACATTATTTTTTTGTGAATAGCTCTAATTGAGTAGTTCTTTAGTATGGGATTGTTGGCGAAAGGTATTAATGCTCTCCACATGGTGGTGAGGGACCTCTCTTTATCCTGCATTCCCTTTGTCAATCCAGGGCCGTCTTGTCGGTTTATTCGATGATGGGGGATAGCTGGCCGGCCAACCGCTTGGCCTGTTGGCCATGTCCTGTCATGGCTCCGCTGTTACCTGGGGTTGGCCCACTACCATGGGTGTGGCTGGCGGTGGCAGTGGCCAGCTGCTCTACCACATTCATCAGCTGCAGCAGCAGCCGGAAGATGTTCACGCCATCTGTCCCCATCCACGAACGGGGCGCCTCCAGGTGCTGCAGCTCGCCGGCAACGGAGCTGCGCAGTTGCCCCACCACCTCGACCAGATCCCCTGCCGTGGTCTGGCTCAGATTGCCCAGGCTTGCCAGGGTGAGATCGTCGCCGGCCAGCAGCTCGATGGCGCCCAGCGCCTCGATGAGCTTGAACCCGCCTACCTCCTCGATGCTGTGCTGGGCCACCTGTTGCCGATGCTGGCCATGTTCCCCCAGGTAGTCGTCACTCTGGTGGTGCATCTGCAGGGCGCGGTCTTGCAGGCGCCGGTCGGTGTGACGGGTTAGGTTGCCCACGGTATCGGTGCGGCTAAACACCTCGGCCCGTTGCTGCTGCAGTTGCTCGCCTGGGGCGATGTCCGGCAGGGACCAGCCACTGCCGAGCACGGTGCGGATAAAGGGCCGGTCAGCCCGCCCGAAGGCGAACCCCAGTTCAACCAGCGTCCCCTCGAGGGGGAACTGCAGCAAGCCCTGTTCCGGCCCGCCGAACTGCACCGGCAGCGGTACCGCCCGATAAAGCGGGGTGGCCTTATCCGGTTGGCCATCCTCGCCCAGCAGCCGCACGTCCACCGCATAGCGGGGGCGGAATGGATCATTGATCTGGCCGGCGCAGGCTTGGTCGCTGATGGCCTCGACCCGCCCGAATTTTGGCAGGTGCATGTTGTCGGCGAGCTCCGGGAACTCCCCCTCTATCTTACGCCGCTCCAGCGACTTGCTGACTTTGCCCGGGGTGACTGTGGTCAGGGTCATTTCATCCCCTTTGAGCCGCACCCGGGTGACCCGCTTGCCGTTGACGGTCGCCCCGGGGCGCATGGCCGGCACCGGGGACAAGGTGATGAGGTTACCCGCCTGGCGGGCTGTCCAGGTGGGATCAATCTCCACCTCCCGACCATGCCAGCGGCAATCGGCGTGGCTGCCCACGAAAATGTCGCCATCGGGTTGCTGGTACCAGACAAAGTCGGGTACCTCGAAGGCGCGGCCGGCGTGCTCCAGCAACTGGTAACCGGTGCCGGCGCTGGTGAAGTTGGGGAGCGGCCGGTCTGCATACTCAGCCGCGGCTGGCAGCATGAACACCAGACCGGTCTCGGTGCTGAGCCAGGCCAGTAGGTTGCGCAGGGAGGCATGCTGCATGCTGACGGGGAGGCGACCGGCCAGCACGCCCGCCAGTTCTCGGCAGAGCAGTTGCACAGAGCCCGCTGCGGCCGGCTGCACATCGAACACGTAACCGGTGAACCAGCGACGCAGCTCGCCGTTGTAACCGACATCGATGGTGATCGGTTGGCCTTTTTGCACCTCGGCCTGGGCGGTCAGGGCTGCCCGGCCGCCGGCGTTGAGATCCAGCATGATGTCGTGCTCGACCAGGTGAGCCGGTTGGTCATTGATGGTCAGACGGGTGGTCAGCTTCATGCCAGGACATCCCCCAGTTTGTCGTCCAGTTTCTTAAAGAAAGCCTCCCCTTTGGATAGCTTCTCATCGCCGCTTTGGCCCTGGCCGCCTTTGGCCGCGGTGGTGCCGGTGGAGCCTTTGCCAAGGTTGGCGGGGCTACCAGGTAAACGGGCTTCGCGCTTCTCCGGTACCGAGTTGAACTCCTTCAAGGTGAACTGCACCTGCCAGGCCAGCAGCCCCTCTTGTTCACTGGCAGTGATGCGGCCGGCAAACTTGGCCTGGCGCACCTTTACCGACTTGGCGAGCAGCGACCCGACCCGGTAGACGTGGCGCTTGCCGCCATTGCCCTTGGCATCGGCCAGCTCAAACAGCCGGCTCAACATCTGCTCATCCTTGAACGGGATGAGGCCAGAGACGTCGAGCTCCTTGGCCTTGGCGCCCTGTTCGGCGCTGCTGGTCGAGCTGGTCTGGCCGCTCTGGTCCTTGTCCTGAAACTGCATCGATGCGGAGACCCGCATCGACTTCATGATGATGGGCTCGCCATCGAGGGTCAGCATGGCTTGGCTCATGGGGTTAACTCCTGCCAGAAGGTGAGCGGGGATGGGGAGAGCAGCAGGGCGCCGACCGTCATGCTCTGGCTGTGGTCCGGTGGCGTGCTCTGTCCGAGCTGGGTGGCAAGGCTGGCTGCATCCCCCTGACCTTGCCAATGCCAGAGTGTGCCGGAGAGGGTGCCCAGCTCGGCCAAGGCCTCGGCGAGTTGTGCCAAACGAGCGGCGCGGCGCGTCGCCAGCCCCTGCAGCTTGGCGATTGGGGTCTGGCTGTCTCGGGCCAGGCTCTCCAACTGGGCGAGCTCTGCCCCCAGCGCTTGGCGGGCAGGGCGTAGCGGGGCCCAGCTCAGTGGCTCATCGGCGCGCCAGCGCGGAACCGTGGCCGCGGTGGGTTGGCTCATGGGGTCGTTGCTGGCAGTGAGGTGGCGCAGGGTCGCGCACCACTCCGGCAACGGCAGCAGGGCGCAGAGGATGGCCAGCTGGCGGGCCAGCGCGTCGGCGCTGTTACCGGTGACCAGCCAGGCGAGGGCATGCAGTTGCCCGCTGGGCAGCAGGGGGTCGGCCCCGTCTTGCAGCTTGGCGGCCAGGGTGGCCACCGCATTGGGGGCGGCCAGGCTGAACTGCTGGCCCTGCTGTTGGCCGACCCCGTGCTGGTAGGGGGTGACGGTGAGGCAGTGACCGGTGACCAGCAGGTGGTCGAGCACGTTGCGCAGGCCGGCCAGCGCGGCGGCGGCCTCGCTGAGCGGGTGGGGCCGGTACTGAGCCCGCCCAGCCAGACCCTGCAGGCGCGCCATGGCGCTGTCCTGGGTGGCCGGGAGCTGACCCAGCACGCCTTGGGCGCGGGTGTGCAGGCTGCCGGCACTGGCGGGCCAGCGCAGTGGCCCTTGTGACCAGCTCATTGAGGCGCCTCCGGCCAGTTGACCTCGGCGGGCCAGCCATCGCCTTGCGGCAGGCGGTAGAGGGCGACCCGGTAGCGCTGCCAGGCGCTAAGCTGTTCGCGTTCGGCCTCACTGATGATCCCCAGCGCCTGGGCATCTTCTAGTGGTGCCATCGCTGTGGCTGCGAGTTGTAATCTCACGTCCAACATGGCCTGCATTTCAGACGATGTCGGTAGGGGCTGGGGTATGAGGGTGATTTCACCGAACTCCCCGAACATCGCCCTGGTGTATAGCGCTCGGCCGTGTTCTTCCGCATCGTCTTTCCGGGCGCTAAATGGGACGAAATCAGGAAGATGGCTAAAGAGCACTTCCATATTAATCACATCATCTGCGTTAACCTGTGCTGTCACTGCTCTGACTGATAACACTTGAACATTCATCTTTGACCTCACGCAATGCGAATAAATAGGGTGACGTTCCAGCTTCCGTAATCACGGTCACCGGCGGCATACCCGAGCGCTTTCCACGTTCCTGCGGGAGAACCACCGTACAGAATGCCTTCTGCAGAACTGAATCTGAGGGCTGATCCCGCGATGGTTTGGCCAGGTGAAATTTTCCCTCCTGAATTGAATCGGCCTAACAGTGCGTATGTGCCGATCTGCTGATAGCCACTGGCAACAATGTCGGCATTTCCCTGTGAGGCCGGGTGGGTATGACCTGAAGGCGGCATGGTCGCGGGCTTGCCGGTGACCTCACTCCAGGTGGGCCAGCGGGTGGCTGTGGCAGGCGCTCCGGTCACTTGCGACCAGGGGTGGCTGTGCGCACTGGGTGGCATGGTGCCAGGCTTGCCGGTGACCTCATTCCAGGCGGGCCAGCGAGTTGCTTGCACCGGCGCGCCAGTGATCTGGCTCCATGGGTGAGCGTGGCTTGCGGCGGCGGCTCCCAGCTCGGCCAGGGTGGGCTTATTGCCGGTGTTGTAATCCCGCGTCCAGGGCGTCCAGGCCCCGGTGCTGTATTGCGCGCGCCGCCAGACCCGGCTGGAGTTGTAAACCAGGTAGGTCTGCTGGGTGCCGGCGGCATTGCTGACGATCAATGCCCCGGCC